TGCCGGGTCTTCGACAGCGGCATTTTCATCGTACGGCTCGTATCGCTCCCAGCCGTTGCGCTCGTCGTATTCGGCTTCCATCTCGATGCTGGCGACCTTGGTGCCGTGCGTGGGATGGCGAAGGTAAATGGGCATGTTGTTCTCCAGATGAGTGGGGGCAGCTCGCGCCGCCCCCAGCCATATCAAGCGATGCGGTACATCGTGTAGGTCGCGTCGCCCGTACGGACGAAACGAACCTGAGCCGACGTGCCGTCATTGACCGTGGCAGAACCGGCGAGGGTAATGCCCGTGCCTGCGACGATTGTGATATCGCCTGAACCAGTGCCCAGGTTGACGATGACGAGGTCAAACGTCGAACCAACCTTGGCGTTGGTCAGCGTGGCGTCGATTAGCGTGCCGGTCGGCAGCGTGTAGCTGGCGGCAGACGTGCTGGGGTTGGCCGAGAGAATGCCGGCAGTGATCTGCGCGACAGTCAGGGTTGCAGTGGCGGTGGCGGTGGCAACAGTGCCCTGATCGCCAAGCGTCACTTCGTTCAGGTTACCGTCAGTATTCTGGTAACCGCCGCCTACAGAGGGGAGAGCCATGATAGAACCTTTCCTAAGCTAAGATTAGCCCCACATACGGACTGCGGCGGGAGCGCGAATTACGCTGTAGCCGTAGAGCACGTCGATACGGCAGGGCATCCGGTCATTGTTGATGTCGTACTGACGCACAATGCGGAGGCTGATGCCGTTGTGGACCTGACGCGAGGCCATGTCCACGCCCTGCGGGAGCAGAAGGTCGGCCGTGGCGAACGCGATAGCGTCCTTCTGGTAGACGAGGTTCTGCGGGTACTGGGTCGAAGCAGAGCCGAGGAACGTCACCGCCGCGTTGTCGGCCGGGAACGAGTCCACGGTCGCCAGAGCGTTGGTCGGGGTGTAGATGGCCGGGGAGATCGACACAGTCGCCCAAGCGCCAGACGATGCCGTAGCGTCAGCCGTGGCAACGAACTGCTGGAGCGAACCCGTGGACTGACGGGTCTGCGGGTTGACGGCGTACACGTTGGCAATGGTGAACACGTCACCCTGCTTGATCGTGGCCGCGCCGGTGCCGCCATCGAGAGCGATGGTGGACGCACCCTGCGTGCTGATCGCGCCGTTGACGAGGATCGTGTCCGACGTGGACCGGGTGCCGGTCGTGTGGTTCACGATGGACTGCGACATCGCAATCTCATTGTAGCCCAGCACGCCCTGGCCCATCAGGCCGTTCTTGAACTGGCGGCTGATGGTGTCGGTCGGGTTGAACAGACCCTTCATGCCCTCGACCAGACCGGCGTTGGCGGCCGGGTTGACGGTGGCATAGCGCGGGTCCATGGGGACGGCGAACTCGTTCAGCTTCTGCTGGGCCTGGAGCAGGACGAGCGAGGTGCTGGGGGTCGTGCCGGGCGTGCCAACAGAGCCGTAGATGCCCTTGTAGGCGTTCGCCACATCGTTATCGACGCTGCTGGCAAGCTGCGAAATACGAGGCTTCAGCACGCGCTCTGCGAAGTCGTCCAACTGCATGGTCAGCTCGGCGCTGGTGAAGTTGACGCCGATGTGCTTCTGGCTGGACACGGTCAGGGTCGTGAACTGCTCGTTGTCGTCCTGCACCTGAAGGGCAGCACCGTCAGTCACCAGCGCGCGGTCGGGCAGGCGGATGCGGAGGGTCGAGCCGATCTTGGCGCCTTCGACGGCGAAGCTGTTGTCGTACTGGCGGTTGACGTTGCGGGTCAGCACCAGATTGTTCTCGAAGATCTCCAGAGCCTTCCTGGTGATCATATCGATAGTAAGAAGCGAATTAGACATGGATGCCTCCTAGGGCAATCAGCGGCGGTTAGCTGCCTCGTACTTCCTGATCTGGCGCTGCCTCTCGGCCTCGATCCACTCCGACGTGCTCATCGTCTTGATAGAGCGTGGGTCTGTGGTGTCGTACGAGTTGGACCCGGAGGTCCTAGCAGTCACCGGAGCAATCGGCGCCGGGGCGGTGGATGTGCGTCTGACCGGCGGATCTGCGGCGAGTTTCGCCTCGATCCGGCCAATCTCCTTAGCCTGAAGCAGAACAGGCAGACGGGCGATACGATCAGACTCTTTCGGGTTGGTGCCGAGGTAGTAGATCACCTCGGGGCCAATGTCAGAGGCCTGGATCGTCTGGGCCATAGCGTCCGTGACTCGGAGGTTGGGGTTGTACGCGACCTGTTCAAAGTCGTCGTACTTGTTCCGCGCCTCTTCCTCACGGTCCTGATATGCCTCCAGAACAGCCGTTTGCTGCTGCGCCGCATCTCGACGGGCAAGCAGTTCCTGTGCCTTCTGTTCTGCCAAAGCCTCGGCATAACTCTGTGCATCAGCGAAACTGTCTACCGGCGGAAGCGGTGCAGGAGGAGCGGACGCCTGTGTCTCAACGGCCCTCCGCGACTGCTCTCGTTCCCATTTACGCTGCTCGCGTGCGAGCCGCTTGGTGACAATCGCGTCCAACTCTTCCTGAGTAAAGGACTTGCCACCTTCCTGCTCGTCCGGCGTAACTACAGGCTCAGGCGCCGCCGTGGCTTCCTGAACCGACGCGGTATCGACCACGTCATTGGAGTTCTCGTCCATCTTTAACTCCCCAGGCTGTCCGGCCTGTCGGTTTGTGCGTTAAGAATAGTAGCTGATGTTCAATTTTGCACCAGCCACCTGTTCAATGAACGTAATGTCCTGCAGATTGCCGTCATACTGAAGGCTGACGCCAACCGCAAGAGGCATACCTACAGACGCTGTCGGTGCAGTTCTGTCGTCACGCCAGCGGACGGCCTGTCCTTCCGGCGTGATGATGGCGAAAACCGGCTTCATGTTCGAGCCGCTTGGCGTGATCTGTGGCACGGTCAGTTTGGTGGCAGACGACAGAGACGTAATCTGTTGGTAGCCAAAGCAGACGGTGACTGCTTTAAGATTGATGGACATCAGTCCCTTCCTCTCTCGGTGAACGAACGCAGCCGGACAGGCTGCTGAAACACAATACCCCCAAACGGTATGTCGAAAACCCAGCCCGTGTTGTTGCCCGCGTCGATAGCGTTGTTGGCCGACAGGCCCTGCCAAGTCGCGCCGCCCGTGGCGTTGCTGTCGCTGATCGTCGTGTTGACCGCACTCACCGTGCCGGTGGCTTGCGACAACGTGAACTGCGTGCCGGGCGTCGAACTGGTGAGATACGCAGGCGTTGCGGCGCCACCGGCGACCACGAATGTCGTTGCGGTGTTGGTGGACCCTGCCAAGAACCGGATGGTGCCCTGGGAGATGGTGATTGTGCTGGTAGACGTGACGGCGCCCGCAAACGATATGATCCCGTTGGCCGATTGCAGCGTCCACGGGTTGGTGAACGTACGCCCAGCCGGCGTGATTGTCTGAGTGCCCCTGCCGCCAACCAGAAAGGTGCCAGAACCGGCTGGCGTGACAGAGGTGCTCAGCGTGAAATTGCCGTAGAGGAACCCGCCACCAATAGACAGGGTGGCCGCAAGCGTGCGGCCAGAAGCGTCCAGCGTGCCGATTTGCCAGTTGTTCTGGATGGTTATGGTATTTCCGGCCGTAAGCCCGGTGTTCCCTATGATCACCGTGTCCTGCGGCAGCGGGTAGTTGGCCGCCGCGACCGCGCCGCCGGATGTCAGCGCCCATGCGGTGTCAGACCAGTTTCCGCCCGCAACAAGGTTCCAGTATTTGTTGACCCCGGCGGCAAACGTGATCCCGCTGTTGCCGCCGCAATCACCCAACCGCGTGCCAGACCACGGCGCAGACGCGCCCGTGACCGCAATGTCTTTGAGGTCAGCGTCTGACAACGCGGCAACAGCCGCAACAGTGAGCGTGGACGCAGCAGCCGGGACGCCCGACCTGACAAACATTCTGTTCACAGCGGTCGCTGGTGCGCCTAGCGTCAACGTCCCTGACACAGTGTTGTTGCTGTTGAATATCAGGGTGGTTTCCCGCGTGCCCGTCGTACTTGTGATGCTGAGATTGTTGAACGTGTTGGCGCCGGATATGGTTTTCGTGCTGGCACCAACGGTCGTGAACGACACGTTGTAAAAAGTCAGGCCGCCACCAGAAAATGTAGGCGAAGCGCCTGAGCAAGTGATTGTGGATGTCCCAGCGGTCAGCGTGAGATTTGTCGATGTCGTGAATGTGATTGGCGTCGAACCGCTCAACGTCAACGCCGACGACCCCAAGCTTATGCTCCTGGTGCTGGAGTTGCTTGAGAGCAGATTGGCCGCAGTGACCGCAAAGTTGCCGGTGCTGAATGCGCCGTTGGTCACCGTGATGTCTGTAGTGACCGTGAGGGCGCTTCCCAGCGTCCACCCGCCGCCTACGCCGTCAAAGACGACTGAGCCGGCCGTCAGCGTGACACCGTTTGTCGTGATGGTCTTGCCCGTCGCCGTGGCCGCGAAAGTAATTGTGCCTGTATAGGTGCGTGTCAGGTTGGCTGCAGGGTACGTCAGGCTACCGTAGACCGACCATGCCGCCGATCCTGCGAGCGTCATTACGCCATCCAGAGCGCCGCCCGCGCCGCCCGTGCTAAAGTTTTGGCAAACCGCGCCTGTTCCGACTGTTACCGTGAACGCTAGAAGGGCGACATTAGACGCCGCGTCGAACACAACGTCGTCCGCAGCCGTGGGTGCAGAGGCCCCTCCGGCACCGCCAGACGACGCCGCCCAATTTGTTGTCGTAGTAGCGTCCCAAGTTCCTGTGCCGCCTACCCAAAAGCGCGTAGCCATGCTCAATCCTCCGCGTTTTCGGGCGCGGATGCCTTAATCCACGCGGCTATTCGCTGGGCCTTCATGGCCTCAATGTCTGCCGCTGACAGGCTATGGTCATCAGGGATATCAATGACATCCCGGAAGACACTCCCGTCGTACTCAGACTCAAACTCAATTCGCGGCATGTTCAGGCGTCCTTATTTGACCAGACAGAAGCCGACAGCATAGTTCTTGGCGGGGTCAAAGGTAGATTTGATTTCCATGCAACGGATGTTGGTAGGCACGTCTGATTTCACGCCGACCCCGTTTGCGCCAGGCTTCACAAAATCGCCCACCGCCACAGACGCATCAAGTCGCGTGTGGATCTGCCCCAGCAAACCAACGCAGGTCCATTCTTTTGGCCGCTTGGAGCGCGGCACATTTTCCTGATCAGGATTGTACGCCGGGTTCTCTACAGGAACCGAGATCATGGGCTGCGGTTCGGGGTTGGCTACCATTGGTCGGTCGCTGGGCAACTCATCGCCAGACGGCGCCCAATCAGCGTCGGGGATTGACGCAGCCCAATCCGGGTCAGGAATGGTGTGGTACAGCATCTCTCCGAACTCACCAACCAGATACCGTTTGGACCAATGGAAAGGGCTGTCGCCCGCTACCACGGCGGGCGTGGCTGATACAACGCCCAACACAACGTCGTTGTTGCGGGCGGCGAGTACCTTACGCCCGTCTAGCGCCACCAGAGTGCCAAGGGGGATCTCGCCAGACTGTGCGTTCTCAAAGTACTCAGCATAGTCAGTGAAAACGGCGTTCTGCGTCAGCGTGCCCGCGATGCTGAGATTGCCGTCCGAAAGCATATGAAACTTGCGGTTTGCTGTGCTTGCGCTGCCCGACGAGGAGTCGCCAAAAGCAATAGACCGCGTCTGATTGTTGATTGTACGGCGCCCAAAGACCACAGCGCCATCAGCAGTGGCTTGGCAGGTGTTGGCCGAGATGGCCGACGACAAAATTCCCGACGCCGTGGAGTTAGACCCGCCAAGCACAACGCCGTAAGCGCCCGACGCAGTGCTTGACTGCGCTGCGATGACCGCCGAGGTAGCGCCAGATGCAGTACATGTATCAGTAGCCAGAACTACCGCCGCTGCGCCAGATACTGTACCTTGGGCCGAAGCCAAACCGGCAGAAAGCGTACCAGAAATGGTCATACGGTCGGTTGCAATCGCAGCGGCAAAGTCTCCGGTCCCGTTATCAACGGTGGCATCCACGCGGGAGCTGTAGTTTACCCCGACCGTGAGCACGGTAACCGACGTAACGCCGCCCGAACCGTTCACTGTTGCTACCTGGGCTGTGGCGCCGCTGCCCGAACCAGAACGGTCGTAGAAGACAATCGCGTCCAGTACCTGATAGCCCTCGCCAGCAGAATCAATCGTAAATCCAGAGATTGACCCCGCCGAAGTCGTGACTGTAAATCGAGCGCCGCCGCCGCGTCCTGCATAACTGCCGGTTGACGCCACATTGGCCGAGTTCCGCCCAGTTGCGTAAGAAGACCGCGAAGCGATGTTGGCGTTACTCTCGTTCTCGCAACCCGAATAAATGGACGCAATGTTTGCGCCCCGAAAGCCGCCCCACACCCAGCATTCTTCCGACGCGACATTGACAGACTGTGGAACCCAAGCCACGGACTGACGGGCGGAATAGTTACCGGATACGTTACCCTTGGCCCAAGAGTAAATGGACCCAATGTTCACCGTCCGTACAAACTCGGATCTGCAGTTCTGACTTGCCGTTACAAGAGCCAGATCGTTGTTCGTTCTACCGCTAGTTGTAGGGATGGGGATGCCGCCCCCGGAGTAC